TGACATCTGATTCGCAATTTGCTCTAAGAAAAATAATGGAAGATTATTCTAAAGTTACTAGATTTTGTATTATATGTAATTATCATAATAAAATTATCGATCCAATAATTTCACGATGTAGTATGTATCGTTTCAAGCCTATTCCAATATTAGAAATAAAAAATAGATTAAAAGATATTTGTTCAATTGAAGATATATATTGTTCGGATGAAAATATTAAAATAATAATAAATATATGTCGCGGTGATATGAGAAAAGCAATTAATTTTTTACAAAGATGTAAGAATCATAGATATTTTTTACCTATGGGTGAAACAAAATTATACGATTCAATAAATGATATAAATATTCAGTTAATAAATGAAATTTCTGGAATTATCCCACAAGATCAAATGATTACATTTATCGATCGATGTATCGATCAAGATATAAGTCAAGTTGAAAATATTATTAATAATTTTTATAATAATGCCTATTCTTTAACAATTCAATTAAATCATATTATTAATCATATAACAATGTGTCGTAGACTATCATCTACTAGCAAATCTTTAATAATTGAAAAAATCGTATCAATCGACCAACACCTATTAAATGGTTGTGATGAATATATTCAATTCTATAGATTAGCTTATAATATAATATTATATTCTAAAAATGAAATTATATGAGAAACAATACTTAAAAAATGCATTATAATAATATATAATTATGAATAGTATTTGGATTGAAAAATATAGACCATCCAATTTAGATCAAATAATAGGACAAGATAAAAATATAAATATATTAGATCAAATGATAACAAATAAATCATTACCTCATTTATTATTCCACGGTAAATCTGGTACTGGTAAAACATCAACCATATTATCAATTGCTAATAAGTTATATGGAAAAAATAAAACATTTATGGTTATGAAATTAGATGCATCGGATGATCGCGGAATTAATACTGTGAGAGAAGAGATAAAAGGATTTGCAGATAAAATGACTCCATTTAATAATAGTATTAAATTAATTATATTAGATGAAGCGGATTCAATGACATATGATGCTCAATTTGCATTAAGACGTATAATTGAAAGATATTCGGATAATACTAGATTTTGTTTAATATGTAATTATGAAAATAAAATTATACCTGCTATTAAATCAAGATGTGTAAATATTCGTTTTTATCCAATTAATTATGATATCATTATTAAAAGATTACAATATATATGTAGAATGGAAATGATTGAATATGATAATCAATGTTTAGAAACAATCTCCACTATATCAAATGGAGATTTAAGAAAAGCAATAAATATGTTACAAAGTATCAGTATGATGAATCGTAGAATATCATCCGACTTGTGTTATAATATGACTGGTATACCAAGACCCGATTTAGTATCGAATATTTTTAATATATTGATAGATAGAACGATTAATTTTGAAACAGCATATAATTATTTAAAAGAACATATATTGGATGATGGTATATTAATTAGTTTTTTATTACAACAATTAAATAATCATATTATAACGAATATTACTAAATATATAGATATTAAATATTTATCGACAATTATAATCGATATAGCTAATTTAGAATCTGCTATAGCTATTTCAACATTTAATGATATTTATATGGCAGGTTTGATTAGCATATTTAAAAAACATAATTAAAAAACATATTTACATTCTTCATATTTGAATATTTTTTATAATGTAAATATATATGAACAACTTACATTATACTATTATGTTTTTTATTATGATTTTATCAGGTTTATTATCTACAATGAATGTGTGGGTAGACAAATATGATGATATACGATTTAGTTTGAATGATGCGTATATGATACTGCTAATGACTGGATGGATGTTTTTTTTTATGGGTATTGTCTATCAAGACATAACTGTAATTTTAATAGGTGTATTATTAGTATCAATAAATATATATTTTATTAGAACTCAGTTTTTAATAAATGAAACTCAATACAAGTTAGGTATGATACCGCATCATTCAATGGCAATTCATATGAGTAAAAAATTATTAGAAAAGAAGAATAATATTAAAAAATTTTTAAAAACTATAATAAATACACAGCAAAAAGAAATACTATTTTTAAAAGATTGATATATATTGTAGAACGCCCTCAAAATAAATAAAAATTGATATTTTGGTAGTTTATTTAATAATGATATTTCATTATTAAATGAATCTAGTAGAAATAAACTATAATAATATAGATTTTCAAATAAAATCAACCAGTGACTTTAATTATGTTTCAGTTAAAACAGATTTTCAAAGTAAAAGTATTGAAAGATTATTAGATAAAATAAATTTAATTTTATCTAATAAAAAACAAGTAGATGTAAATAGTATTCGTGATATTATTTCTTCAGTTCTTGATAATACTAATTATCAAAGTATCGCAAGTGATGATTATTTGGGTATATTTAATTCAATAATTCAATCAAAATATACTTTAGATAAAAGTAAATTATACGAATTATATTCTACAAATAAAAATACACAATATTTAAATATTATAAAAAATATTCCAAAAGAATTATTTTTGAATGAAAAACAAATATTTCAAATAATAATAGATGAAATAGAAAAAATTAATACAAATATGTCACACGACCATTACATTGAATGTAAAGATAATAATATATTTAATCTAACGGTACGATTTCGTTATCGCACTGGTTTATTGGCAGATTATATGAAACAATTTAAAAAAGATCATGGTTATGATTATTTTGAATTATCTTTTCAATTAAGTAATTTATATCCATATATGCCTCCTAAAGTAGATTATATAAAACCCAAAATAAATATGTCTTTAATCCATAATATTATTACAATGGATATGTGGGAATTATCTAATTGGAATTACACAATCCCATTAGATCAAATTATACTTGAGATGGCTTCTTCATTAGAACCATTATTTTTAAAATATATTTCTATCGATCAAACACCCTATAATAATATTGAAATTAAATTACAACAATTATTTACTAAAACTAAATTGGTTGCATTTGACAAAATACCAATTAATCTTAATCTATCGATTACTAAAATTGCATCTAAAAATATTTCAAATCAGACATCTTGGAAATCAGGAACAGGTTATGGTAACTCATCCAATAAAGAAGCTTGGGATATATCTAAATATATCGATCAACAACATTTAGATCGTATTGATACAATGAATATAATAACAACTATAACTAATGAAATAAATATGGTAGATAGTTACGAATTAGATACAATGTTAGAATTATATTTAATCAATACATTATCTAATACTAATTTACTAGATTTTAATAAGATGATTGATTTTTATCACACTATATTAAATTTACTATATTGTTTATTAAATAAAAAAGTTATTATAGATTCAATCGATAAATTATTTAAATCTATGAAAGATTTAAATAGTGAAATACTCGATTATTTAAATAATTATAATGATAAAAGTATAAGTGATTATATTAAAACCTATACATTATACATTGATACTTTTAAAACTTTAGAAACTATGACTACAATAGTTCAAAATAATAATATAGATTCATTGCCTACTATATCGATTGATAATAATATAAAAGAAAATTATTGTAGTATGATTTCAAGTGAACAATTTAATTATAATATATTGGATGAAACACATAGATTCTATTCTCACCATATTTCTGCATTAAATCCAAAAACAATGCTTCGAATTGTTTCTGAAATATCATCTTTAAAAAGAAATTTACCTAATTGTTGGGATTCAAGTATAGTAATTAGAATACCTAAAAAAACTGTAAATATATTATCATTTATTATAATTGGACCAAAAGATACTCCATATCATAATGGAATATTTGAGTTTCACGTTTACTTTCCCGATAAATATCCAATGGTCCCTCCCAATATATTAATCAATACAACAGATGGTGGTAGAGTCCGATTTAATCCAAATCTATATGCTTGTGGTAAAGTATGTCTCTCCTTATTAGGTACTTGGCGAGGCGAACAAGGAGAATCTTGGAATCCAGAAATGTCTACATTACTTCAGTTAATAATATCAATCCAATCTTTAATATTAGTCGAACAACCATATTTTAATGAACCAGGATATGAATCTACAATGCACTCACAAGATGGTATCAAAAAATCAACTATATATAGTGAAAATATTAGATTAGAAACAATTAAAGTTGCAATGATAAAAGTATTAAAGAATAAAATTCCATCTTATGAAAAAGTAATCGAACAACATTTTCTTTTTAAGAAAGATGAAATTTTAGCAACTGTTAATAAATGGTACGATGAAGCTATTACATCTAAGAAAGATGAGATGAAACTAGCAATTGATGAATTGGAACAATTATTGGCCTAAAATAAAGTGACTAAAGTGTTTAAAGTGTTTAATCCAAACCTTCTTTATATTCTTTTAATGTAATTTTACGTTCAATATCGTGATCTAAAATTGGTTCAATGTATTGAATTCCTTGATCTAACCATTTTTTATGAACTTCAGGTTTAAACCACTTGTGAATGTCTTTATTTGGAACTGTTTCTAATTCGGGCACCCATTTTTTTATATATTCGCACTCCTTATCAAATTTTTCTTGTTGGGACCAAGGATTAAATATTCTAAACCAAGGTTGACCATCTGTACCACTTCCATAAACCCACTGATGACCACCATTATTAGACATTGGATCATAATCAACTAATTTTGTAGCAAAATATTTTTCTCCATAACGCCAATGTATATGCATATCTTTATATAATAAAGAACAGGTGAACATACGTGCACGATTATGCATAAAACCAGTTGTATTTAATTGTCTCATCGCAGCATCAACTACCGGAAATCCAGTCGTTCCATTACACCATTTTTCAAACCATTTTTTATTAGAAGATTTTGGTTTGCTATTTATATTATCATATTTATGTTTATAACTTTGATTTTTCCCACTAATTTGTCCTTTAAGAACGTGAGGAAATTCGTGTGTAATATTTATATAAAAATCGCGCCAATACATCCCACTTACCAAACCACTGTGTTTTCCCATTTTATCTACCATCGCCCAGTATACTTCACGAACAGACACTGTACAGAAATGATTATGTGCACCTAAGAAAGTAGTTTTATATGTTAGAGTATCTCTATCTTTAGAATAATTCTTAAATTGACCAATATTTTTAAGAATTTTTAATCCATTTATACGACCACCGTGAACATTGATATTTATATTATCTTTATAAAAATCAATTTGGTTAATATCCAAATAAAGGCATTGTTTCGATTTACTATTTTCTAATTCTTTAATTTTAGTAAATTTAAATAATTTAAAATTATCAACTTCCCTAACTTTTAAATTATCGATACAATAATTTTTAAAAGGAGTAAATACTAAATAGGGAGTATTATTTTTTTTTTTAGTCATACCTTCTAATATATCGTGTATTACATAATCTTCTTTTTCATAAAAAATAATATTATTATCAATACAAAATTTTTTAATATTGTTACTTCGTTCTCTAGCATAAGGAGTATAATCATAATTCATACCAATCGATTCAATATTATTTATTTTATGTAAACAATTTAATACCTGTGTATTATCTCCTTTAAAAAAATACATTTTTCCACCCTTCTTTTTAATTTCATCAGCTAGTTCACGTAAACTTTCAATCATAAACTGAACGCTATTATTACTAAAATATGAATTTTTTTTTGGTTCAATTTGTTCCGGAGTAAATATAAATATAGGCACTACACTTCCTATTTCTTTTATTTGGTGTATTAATGTAGTATTATCAGTTAATCTTAATCCTCTATTAAAAATAAATATATGCATTATAATATAATATATATATATATATATATATTTATAATCTATTTATTTATAATCTATTATTTTATAATATGATTATATATGAGAATAATATGAAATATAATATATGTATTTGTACAACTGATAAAAATATAAAATTTATGATTCAATATATTACAAAATTTTTATCCATTGAAGAAAAAAGATATGTTGGTATTGATTTTGAATTTAATCGTGTAAATAATATAAGAAGGGTTGCATTGTGTCAACTTAATCTTGAAATAAAATCATTAAATGAACATTATATATTTTTATTCTATCCACCAGATATTACAAAAATTAGTAATATTTTTTTAGAATTATTGGTATCAACCAATATAGTAAAAATATTGCACGGCGGTGAATCATTAGATATACCCTATCTATTTAGTGAAGTTTTAATAAATCGTATCGATAGAGATAATTTTTTAATAAATTTATTCGATACAAAATATATGTGTGAATACTATAATGTATCGAATAAACTAACTGAAAATAAATGTAGAATTTATGAATTGCTACGACAGATGAATGTTATATCGAAAGATAAATTAGAAATGTTAAATAATAATGATAAAAAGATGGGAAATATATGGGAAATTGAATTAACGGTTAGTAAACTTTCAGATAGAGTTATAGTATATTGTTTATATGATGTTATTTATTTACCTGAATTATTTAAAAAATTTCCAAAAAATGATATATATCGAAAGTTATTACCAGCTATAAATAATTTTAATCTATTGTATAGATTTGATAATACTCTCAATAAATTTATTACCAATATATCTAAATATAATACAAATAGTTATATAGTAGCTGGTGATAAATTTACTTTTAATGATATATATTTAACAATATATATATGGCTCGATTCATATAAACAAATTAATAATTTATTTCAATTAAATTATTTTAAAAAATCATATGAAATATTTATAAAAGATGTTCTGTATAGAATACTATCAAATAAATATAAAAGTAATTTAGACGAAGAATTATCTAATAACAAGGTATTATTAAATTTTTTATCTGAATTAAATGATAAAATAAAATGTATTTTCTAAAATGATAAAATGTATTTTTCAAAATGATAAAATGTATTTTTCAAAATGTATTTTTCAATGTATATATTAGCTTTCTCAAATGAAAAGTGTTTTCTATATAAAGATTTATTAACATTATACTATAAGTTAAATAAATGTCATACAATACAGATTCAAATAATGATAGTCGACAAACTATTCGTAAACCTACTAGACGTCCTGGACGTACCCTTTTATTAAAATCAACCAATACATTAGATGGAGAAAATTTAGATAAATTGGAAGGATTACAATCTAAACAATTTGTTGAAAAATCTAATTCATACTTTCTAACATTCTCTACTGCCGATCAATCACTCCTTGCATTAAAAGAACTAAAAAAACAATATGGAACAACTGTGCGATTAAAGTTTGCTCACTATAGAATTTATTTTACAATGCAAGGACTTGTAAATGAAACTGACTATAATACGGTAAAGACGATCCATACCGCACTAGTAACTAAATCGGTTGATTGCAATGTATTATATTATCGACTTTATCGTAAGAATAACAGTTATTTAGGATGTGGTGAAATGACTGTTGATACTAAAGAAGGATTTGACAGTTTGATGAAAACAGAATCATTGAAAAATTTTACATTGGGAGATTTTACCGGTGTACATTATCGATACAATAAAACAAAAACTACACAAGATCAACCAACACAAAATGCAGTTGCTTTTAATTAAACTATTAAACTATTAAACTATTAAACTATTAAACTATTAACTTTATATATAGATAAAATAAAGCAATTCTGCAATGTAATTGCACTGATTTTATTGTTTTGGCAAAAGCCCACACAATAAAAATTGATTTGCAATGCAAATCATAACTTATTTTATAGAACTGATAAAATACAGCAAAGCTGGATATTATCAATCCATAAAATAAAAATTGATATTATCATTTAATAAAATATAAATTATATTCTATTAAATAAAATGTTTAAGAGTAATCAAAGTGTTGAACCTAATATGAATAAACTAATTTCTAGTATTCAAAATATTAAACTTTCAAATAATATATTGAATGCTGTTTTATATGGTCGATGTAGTACCCCATCTCAAAATACCGATAAACAAAAAAGTTTAGAAACACAAATTGGTATTGGTAGAATGTATTGTACTATGAATAACTTTACAATAATTGAAGAGATTAGTGAAGTAGTTAGTGGTCACAATTCTAGTAAACAATCTTATCTTCAAATATTAGATCGATATAGTTCAATCAATCTAATAATTGCCGACCCATCTCGTCTATCTAGAAATGTATCGAATGCACAAGATTTTATAGTTGAATGTCTAAAAAAAAATATTATTATTCATTTTATTAGAGATAATTTGATACTTGATTCTCTTCACGATTGTAAACGTGCAATTAATTCAATTTATGATGCTTTTATTGAAAGTAGTATAATGAGTAAAAGAATTTCAAGTGCTATTAGAATTAGAAGACAGTTAGGCTCTCATATTGGTAAAATTCCATTTGGTTATACGGCGGAACATACAATTGATAAAAAGACTGGTATTAGAATTAGAAAAATTAAAGAAAATAATAAGGAACAAATTATTATTAAAATAATATGCAGTATGTTTTATGGAACTAAAAATGGTATGGCATCATTTTATAAAATGCTACATTCTATTAGTAAAAATACTACATTAAATTTTGTATCTGGTGAAACATTTTCAACAATCTATTATGGTAATATTAATTTGGAATCTATTATGCATTTTTTAAATGAGAATAATATTTTGAATAGAGATGAATACTGGAAAAAATCATCATTATCTTTTATTGTAAGAAAATATAAAGATACTGTTAATATTAACCGATTGCTTTAAAATATCAAAGCTAAATTTATTATATATTTTATTTATAAAATATATAATAAATATTGAAAAATAGATATTATAATTTTTATTAATTTAATAATAATAATGACATACTTTATCTATTTTTGGAAACCATCAGAAAATAATGGTTTTTTAGGCAATTGGTATTAGTCACCCTTTATAAAAAATGGAATTCATTTCATAAATAATGAACAATATTTTATGTGGGAAAAACAACAACTATGAGCTAAAGCGCCACAAAGTGGATTATGAGCGAAGAATGTTTCGTTAGGGATAGATCTCTATCCCTAACATAACGTATCAAATAATTCATTGGAACAAGTTCTTATTATTTTCTCCTACATATCAGTGAAGTTACAACTTCACTTACTAAAATTAACAAAGTTAATTTTACCTCAACACATAATTTTCAGGATAACTATAGTGATAAAAGTGGTAAAAACTTAATATATATTGGTATGACCGATTTAGATGGTAATAAGGTTATTGATACACCTTGTAACACAGAACCATATAGTAAATTATATAGTGATTCTAAAATTTATTTAGATAGTTTATCACCTTATTATAATTTGATTCTATGGATTTATACAATTGGATCTACGGCAAAAATTATAAATAATTACCAGTTAGGTAAATATACTATTGTCGATTTATTTAATGATAATATGACAGAGTTTAATATAGATATATTAAATAATTTAGTCAAAGTAGACAAACAAATATTGGAATGTTTATAACGCCAAAAAGATAATGTTGTTTATTGGAAGTAATATGCAATATTGGTGTTCCAGTTTTATTTTTATATTATACTAAAACAGCTTATGGATCGCAAATGTATGAAATAATATTACCAATTGGTATTACATTTAAACCAATTAGTAAAGAAGAAAACACAAATATTAACCAATCAATTTGATGAAACGGTCATACAACCAATTAGCTCAATTGATAAAATTAAACCATATTTAGATTTATCGTATAAAAATCCATATACTAAAAAATCAAACTTTTCTAATTCAATGTTTTTATAATTAATCGATCGACTCCATATTAGTATCCATATTAGTATCCACTGTAGTATCCACTGTAGTATCCACTGTAGTATCCACTGTAGTATCCACTG